CGATATGCCCACGCAAAAAATGAGGACATATATTTCTGAATTGTCGATGCATAGGACTTTGAAATTTTATCTTTATAAAGTCGGAGTGCGATATAATCCATCACATCTTGTCCTGTACAGGTATGATAATTTAAGCCTGTTTCGTCGAAGAATTTTTTTATAAGTGTGATGTAAAGCTTGATCGTGCTCTGCTTTCTTCCAGATGCAGTGAGGTCAATTATGTACCGCTTCATGATGTACTCATTATCGTAAACCTCGGTCGATGGAAGCGTCTCTGCTGCTACCAGATTGACATTGACAAGCTTGACTGTAAGCACAGTCTTCATGTGGTCAATTCCTTCTGGTGTGAGATATCCTGTCATTTCCCATACAACATCATTGATAAGTTCAGATTTTGTCATAGCAAATCCCCCTTTACAATTCCAGTAAAAGGTGCTACTATCTTCTTGACGTAGTAAGTTATGTAACTAGAAGTTATGTAGCACCCAAAAGAGTCTGTGTTCCAGCACAGGCTCTTTTTCGTTTACAGTTGCAATTGCACATATATGGTTGGAACATATGTTCTTTAATATGTATTTTTTTACCGGCATATTTCAGCCGGCAAAAATCTCAATATTCAGTTTAATCAATTCTCTCAAAATACTCTTCCAATGTTTTATAGGTAATATCAATATAACCGAAGTCATCATCACCGTTTTCCAAGTAAAGGCGTATATCAGATTCGCCAACATATCCATCTGTATACTCATACACGCTACCCTCATGAATTGTCGCATATTCATCTGTAGGGCATTCATTTTCATCGTATTTTGGTAAATAAAACTCTTTAATACATTTATATTTTTGCATACGGCACCTCCACAAAATTCTAATTTTCAACTATTTCCATTTTTACTTCATGGATTGTTTTTGCCAGTACCTCATACTCACATCTGTTTATATATTCCTGATTGAGCGGCATTGTCATACAAAATGGTTCGCATTCTGATATTGCATCTGTTTTTAATACGTGTGTATTCCATCCAATGACACGATCAATAACTTCCAGCGTTTCTACATTGATTACATTAAATTCTCCATATTCAGCAACGCAAATATCAGCTGGATTTCCATGTGTTCTTAATAGATCTCCCTCGAATATATCGATTCCGTTCTTGTCCTTTAATCCTGCACATTGTTCAATAATGAATCTCTCCTTATACCTATCCGGATCCTGTATTATATCCAAATAGATTTCACTTTTAACCGGTCTGCTTTTTGGCAGAATTCCTATAAACACCATGCCAGCCGATAGATATTCTTTTCTATCTTTATCCCATACTCTATATTTTGCTTCCATCATTTACCTCCGTTAAAGTTCAGTTTAAGTGATTATTAATAAAGTTCTATAGTATCTCCAATATGTCCGTCCTCAATTTCTCTTATATGAACTTTCCCATCATTTTCAGCTTTCGCCTTATCATATAATTCACCAAGGATCCTATTCACTGATAATTCCTCAAGCTGTTCTCTGTTTCCGTGAATTCCATTTTTCATTTTTTTGTATCCTCCATTAATTTCTAATTTACTTTTTCAAGTCCATCTACTGCATAACAACCACGATATCCTTCAAGCCATACACAAAGTGTTCCGCACACTTCCTGCGGTTCTGTTCTTATAATAAAAATTTTATCTTTATTTACATCTGATACATGATACTTATTATTCATTTTCACTTTATCTCCGATTTTCAACATAATACTTATCCTCCTAATTTACATAAAATATCTCAGCCATTTTCATTCTGTTTTCATAGTCTTCATTGGCTTTGTCGATTTCCTGTTTGCGACGGATTACTGCGTAATCCCTCAAATTATATAAAGCAATTCGCTTTGCCTTACTTGGTTTCGGGCTTTTTCCACTCACAATATCATTTAAACCCTGACGTGACAGTTCTGTTATCACACACATCTCTTCAACCGAAACGCCGAATTTATTTGCAAATTCTTTCGCTTTCATATTGTTTTTGTCCTTTCTCTTTACATATTTGCTACATTTTGTAAATTCTAATTTAACTCATTAATTTAACTATGTTCACTTTTTACTTCCACATCGGCTTCCTGTATTTTTTTCTCCGATTTTAAAAACATCAACCTGCTGGATGTCGTATCTATGGCGACAGCTTTTATGTGTGTTCTTCCAGCAATGCTTTGCAAACTCATTTGTAATTCGTCAAAATAAAAATTATCAATATTATATTTGTCAAATTCTCTGTGTAAAAATTCTTCAAATGTGATAGGCATTGGGATAGGCATTTTTAAATCTTTTGCCATTTTAAACGTCATGCGACACATTCTGTGATTCGGGCAAATTATTAATGAATACTTATCAGCATGGCACATTTCTATTAACATTCTAGTTTTCCCCTGTTGTCTTTTTGATAAAATAATTTCTTCCATTTTATTTCTCCTTAAAATCGTCCGGCAAATACTCTGGAAAGTCTTCTATCTCCATCTGCCCTTCCACGTTCTCATCCTCTTCACAGGCCTGAACCATTTTCTCATCCATATCAGATTCTTTTCCTACATCAATAAAAAACACTGGGTGACCGAAATCTGAACCGATATATATCTTATTAATTTCGTACAATTTTCTTTTCTTCGGATTCGCAAGGATGACACTTACTGGTGCATCATCCGGGAATCTGTTTAAATACTCTTGTAATTCTTTATTGCTCAAAGCTTGTTCTCCTCTCATATCATTTTTTCTAAAGCAGGAACAATATCATCAGGCTTTATGTACTCCATGTAAATGTCGTTTATAAGTTTTTCAATCTGATGTTTTAATGATTTATATTTTTCATCCAAATGGTCTCTTTCCTCTTCGCATTCAGCGAGCCTGTCTTCTGCACCATCAATCTCGTCCTTTAATGATTCGCATTCATATTCTAAATCATCATAATCAGACTTAATTTCCTCATATTTTTTTCTAAAACCACCTACGCCATCACAGCCGTTTTCGAAAGCTTCTCGCATTGCTTCATACACTTCCGGCTTCATATATTCCTGAAAATCATCAATTCTGCTTATATAATTGACAGAACCCTCATATTCAAATCCTATCATTTCTTTTTCAAGGAGCCGATGCGCATCTTCCCGGGAAGCTCCAGCTCCTTTCTAATTTTCTTAAACCATTTTTCTGATGTCTTCCACGAGTCCACTGTCGTCTGAATACACATCCTGCAATCTGTTTGCGGCTGCGATTAACAGTTCTTTCATTTCGAAAACAAGCTTTCTTCTATTTGCTCTTGCAACTGCCTTTTCGTCTACGACTTCATCGACAAGCGTGTGCTCCGGAAGCATTTCTTCACAGGCTTCGATAAACACGTTTCTACTCTTATCGTCGAGCCCTATCTCATCCAGACAATTTTTAACAATGTCCTTCGTAAGCTCGACACCAATTGCTTCCTCGTCTGGATCTTCATTCCGATTTTCAACCAAAACGTCATTCAGTAAATTGTGGACTGCATCTGAGGCGGCAAGGTGTCCATCGTCATCATCTCCTATGACATCATTTATGATTTTCTGAAATGTAATCTTCTTTTCTGTTGATGTCTGCTTTTCCTCACAACCAAGTCCAGCGGTCATAAACTCCCGGTGTGGGGTTCTGGTGTCTTTTGTGTAAAACATAACGGAATGGATGTCTGTGCTTCGGTCTGTAAATGCCGGGAAAATAAAGCCTGTATCTGGCATCCCGACAACCCAGTCTCTGATTCGTGATTCGATGCGGTTTTCGTCCTCACGGTAACCAAGCCCCGGCTTTGTCAGATTCACCGGACAGATTGCGCACAGCAGATACTCATAAACCTCCTCGGATTCATCCAGCTTGTCATTGTCTGAAGTTTTGGTCATGACATCATAGGCATCGTGAAAAATTAGGATCAGATAATTTCCAACGTAATCGTAGCTGTCAATGATCATGTCGTAAAAAGTATCAAGCAGATCATCATTTTTCAGTTTGCTTTCGCGCAGTCCCATTAAGAACTGCTGTCTTCCTCCTGTTTCTTCCTCTGCAAGCGGAAATTCCAGTTCTAAAAGGTTGTTGCCAAGTTTTCCTGACAATGTCTTTTTCGCAATGTCAAGATATTTAAAATACTCTGCATCATCCAGATTCAAAAATGTCTCCCCGATTTTTGTGATCTTATTATGGTCAGCGTCTACATAGCAGCCGCACATACGAGTGAATGTACAGGCTTCCTTTTTAAATCTTCTTTTAATTTCTAAAACATCCCTTTTGTTCATAAAATTTAATCCTCACTTTCTTCCTTTTCGTTTTCTTCCTCTTTGATCGTTGCGATTTCTGCGTTTAAATTCCTGCTCATGGTAGATAAAATTTTTACAATCATTTCGCTTTTCGTCTTATTATCAACCTCTCCGGCGGCATTCTTTTTCGCTTCCAGCTTGTCCCGGTATTTATCGTACTGTCTGGAATTGATATATCCAGCTTCGTACCAGCCGAAGATGTCATCATTTGAATAACACTTTTCGCCTTTGATCGTCACGAAAATCTCATTTACCTTTTCACGTTCTTTTTCTGCTTTGGTCTGATATTTATCTCTTAGCTTCTGTATTTCTTTTCTGATTGTCTCCAAGGCTGTTATTTCTACATTGCTCATTTTTACACTCTTTCCGGTTTCTCACACCGTTCAAATTTTATTACCCACACCCACGGATTAGCATTCCATCCGTAGCGGTCAAGATCGGATTTCTTGATGGTGGAATCCCATACATCAAAAAAACCAAGTGCTGTTGATGTATAATCGAAACATCCCTCTGCTTCTGCATCATCGTCTGTCATATCCTGCAACCGCTCCACCCGTACATCCGTCACCTTCAGCCAGATTCTCGCCGCTTCTTTCGGCATAAATAATGATTGTTTCCACTCTCCATAGTGACTGAACCATTTATGTACAAATGTGTCATAATCTAATCGGTTTATAGAATCTGTATTTCCGTTTGCAAATTGCAACCTCACATCATCTCCGCCTGCTCTGAATCTTATGTCAGCAGTTGCTTCGTATCGGTGTGCTCGCCAACATTGCCATGTTTCCCGAACATACAATATATCGCCCGGCTGATATGGCGGCTTTGCATACTGAATAGAACCACCGTATTCATCAATGCCAAATCCAAAGCATCCTGCCTTTTTCTTTTCTGTACTGTCGGTAACAAAACCGAGTGGGAATTTATGCTTTTCATCCGGCTGTGGCTTTATCGCACGCCTGGTGCAAGTCTTCCTTCCGTCCAGAATTGCCCGAACCATTTCTGTGTTGAATAAAATCGGTTTAATCACCATCCGCTCCACCTCTCTTTATCTTTCTGCCGCAGTAAGGGCAATACTTATAGCCGTTTTCTTCTGGCGTGCCTTCAAATATCAACTGCCGATTTTCACACCCTGTTACATAAAGGTTTGATTCTAAATCTTCAAGTTTCCACTCGCATGACTGTTCTGTGGCACACTCGCCTTTCACAATCTCGATTGCTCTTTCATATGCACATTCTGCACCTTTATAATAATTTGCTGATGCTCCGCACATTCTTTCAATCGCTTCTGCATTTGCTGATGCGTTTATTTGTCTTACTTC